GTAATACAGGTTCTACTGGCAACACTGGCGCAACTGGGCCGACTGGTGCAACAGGTTTAACGGGAGACACAGGTCCAACTGGAGCAACAGGTGCAACAGGTGCGACGGGTGCTACAGGTGCTGCTGGTCTTAACTTCAGAGGAACATGGAGTTCGTTAGAAACTTATGCAAAATATGATGCTGTTTCTTATGTTGATTCAGGAGTTGTAAATAGAACTTGGGTAAGAACTAATGGAACTTCAACTGCTGGCGTAGATCCAGAAACAGATTCTGCAAATTGGGAAGTTGTTGTTACTGATGGACCAACAGGACCTACAGGACCAACATCAACTGTTCAGGGACCAACTGGTCCAACGGGTGCAACAGGTGCAACAGGAGCCGCCTCAACTGTAACTGGCCCAACTGGTGCAACGGGAGCAACAGGTGCTACTGGAAGTACAGGAAATACTGGATCAACTGGAAACTTTGGTGGAGCATCTTTTGATTACACATTTAGCACAAACACTGCGGATGCAGACCCAGGACAAGGTGTTCTAAGACTCAATAACGCAAATATTTCTGCTGCAACATTTTTATATATTGATGACCAAGCAGATGGTGCAATTGATATTCAACAGTTCTTGAGAACTATTGATGACAGTGATAGCACAATAAAAGGACACTTTAGAATTTCAAATAAATCAGACAGTTCTGATTTTGCTTTATTTACTATCGATGCAGCAATTACTGAAGCAACAGGATACTTCAAGGTCCCATGTACATGGCTGACTGGAACTACTTCATTTTCCGCTGCTGAAGATGTAATTATTACTTTTGCTCGTACTGGTGATATCGGACCAACTGGACCAACTGGTGCGACTGGCGCAACGGGTCCAACGGGTGCTACTGGAGCAACTGGTGCGACTGGAGCGCCTTCAACTGTTACTGGCCCTACAGGTGCAACGGGCGAAACAGGATTAACTGGTCCAACGGGTGCGACTGGTGCTACTGGTGCAACTGGAGATACAGGCCCTACAGGACCTACAGGTGAAACTGGATTAACTGGTGATAGAGGAGATACTGGAGATACTGGTCCTACAGGTCAACAAGGTGAAATTGGTGAAACAGGTCCGACTGGACCGACGGGTGAAACTGGCGCAGCATCAACTGTAACTGGACCCACTGGAGCCACTGGTGCGACTGGTGCACAAGGTGATACTGGTCCTACAGGTCCTACGGGTGCGCCTTCAACCGTAACTGGACCGACAGGTGCAACGGGCGCAACTGGTCTTGGTGCTACAGGTCCTACGGGCGCAACTGGAGCAACAGGTGCGACTGGAAACACTGGAGACACTGGACCTACTGGACCTACTGGAGAATTTAATACTGGTACTTGGACCACATATACTCCTACTTGGACAGCATCAAATACAAATCCAACAATTGGAAATGGAACTTTACAAGGTAGATATATTGAACTTGGTAGTGCTGTATTTGGTGAAGTAAGAATTGTTGCTGGAAGTACTACTAATAGAGGAAGTGGTACATACGCAATCTCCCTCCCATTCTCTTCTGTCGGGTATAACCATCAACCTATTGGTCAAGTAACAATTAGAGATAACTCTGCTTCAATAATTTTTGTTGGAACTGCTGTAATTACTGAAGGCGACTATGGAAAGTTTTACTTATTGATGCACTCTCAGACTGCTGTCTATGACGAAGGCTCTGGTGCAACACATGAAAATCCAGTATTTATATCTGCAAGCGATACAATATTAGTAACATTTATGTATGAAAAGGCAGGTGCATAATAATGGCAATTGATTTTCCAAACTCACCTGACGTAGATGATGTCTTTACTTCTGGTACCCAGCAATGGAAATGGACTGGAACCACTTGGGACTTAGTTGTAACTGAAGTTGTTGGACCAACAGGTCCTACAGGTCCTCAAGGTGAGTTAGGTCCTACTGGTCCGACTGGCCCAACAGGTGATCAAGGTATTTTTGCAACATCAGCAGCAACTCCACCAGCAAGTGCTGACGAAGGTGATGCTTGGTTTGACGCAACTACTGGACAGATTTATGTTTACTACGACGGCTACTGGGTTGAATCAGCATCAAGTATTGCTGGAGCAACAGGTGCTACTGGATTAACAGGTGTGACTGGACCGACTGGTGCGCAAGGTTTATCAATTACAGGACCTACAGGTGCAACAGGTGCGACTGGAGATACAGGTGCGACAGGTGCAACTGGATTAACTGGCGCAACGGGAGCAACTGGAGCAACTGGAGCGCAAGGAATTACTGGTCCTCAAGGAACAAATATTAATTTTATTGGAACTGTTGCAGCAGTTGGCAATCTTCCAAGTTTAGAAAACTCAGTAAATGATGCTTACATCGTTACTGCTGACGGAAATCTTTACGTTTGGGATGGCGATAGTTGGAATGATGTTGGTCAGATCGTTGGACCACAAGGCGACACGGGACCAACAGGTGCAACGGGTAATACTGGTGATACAGGACCAACGGGTCCGACGGGTGCTCCCTCAACTGTTACAGGTCCAACGGGAGACACTGGTCCAACTGGTGCAACTGGTCCTTCAGGCGGCCCGGTGGGACCAACGGGCGCAACTGGTGCTACTGGTGCCAATGGAGCACAAGGACAAAGAGCAGGTATTCCTTATCAATTTGCAACAAGCACTAGCGTAAACAACCCAGGTACTGGGCTTCTTCGTCTCAACAGCGCAACCTTATCTGCTGTAACAACAATTGCTGTTAGCGATACAGCATTTGGTGGTTTTGATGTTGATGGATTCTTAGATGATATTGGCTCATCTACATCTGCTGATAAAGGAATTATTATTCTTCGTAGTAATTCAAACTCCGACACAAGTAACTTAATTTTCAAAGTAACATCCGTTGTTGACCAAGGTGCATGGCATCAAATTGTTGGTGTTTATCTTTCTGGTTCTGCTTTGTTTTCAGCAAGCGAAGAACTCACACTTCAATTTTTCCGTTATGGAGATTTAGGACCAACAGGTGCGACAGGTGCAACAGGTGCTCCGTCTAACGTAGTTGGACCGACTGGACCAACTGGACCGACTGGTGCTACTTCAACAGCATCTGTAGGAACAGTTACAACTGGAGACCCAGGCGGCACTGCTTCTGTAACAAATGTTGGATCATCTTTTGCTGCTATTTATGATTTCACAATTCCTCAAGGGCCTACAGGACCTACAGGACCTACTGGCCCAACAGGGCCAACATCTTCTGCATCTATTGGAACTGTAACTACTGGAGACCCAGGTGGCACTGCTTCTGTAACAAATTCTGGTGATGCGTATTCAGTTGTTTATGATTTCACAATTCCTCAAGGACCAACAGGACCAACGGGAGCAACAGGACTTACAGGTGAAACTGGACCAACTGGAGCAACTGGAGCAACTGGTGCTAGTGGTATTCGTGGTTTCCAAGGATTCACTGGACCACAAGGAGAACTTGGACCAACTGGTTCTCAGGGTGAGACTGGACCAACAGGACCTACGGGTGCAACAGGCCCAAGTGGTGGACCTGTGGGACCAACTGGTGCTACTGGAAATACTGGTGATACAGGACCAACTGGTGCGACTGGCGCAACGGGTAATACTGGTAATACAGGAAGTACTGGTCCTACGGGAGCAACTGGTGCGACTGGAGCGCCTTCAACTGTTACTGGCCCTACTGGCGCAACAGGTGCAACGGGTAATACTGGTGATACAGGACCAACGGGTCCGACGGGTGCTCCCTCAACTGTAACTGGACCGACTGGTGCAACTGGTGCTACTGGTGCAGCAGTAACTGGCCCAACAGGTGCAACTGGTGCAACTGGGCCTGCTTTCTACTATCTAACTGGTGCGACATATACATCAAGTATTAATCTTGATGAAGTTGATATTGCAAAAATTGTAAAGATGAACTCTTCAACCAGTGCAACTATTACAGTTCCAGCAGATGCAGATATGACTTCTGATGAAGGAACTCAAATTGTTCTTACTCAACTTAACACTGGTGATATTCTAATTACTGGCGCTGTTGGAGTTTCTGTCTACTCTGAAGGAAACAAATACACTCTTAGAGGAAGATACGCTGTTGCCTCACTTATCAAGTTGAGCGCTAATACATGGCTACTAAGCGGAAACTTGGTGACCTAATGCTTATTGCTCAACATGGAATTTACAACGCTGTAGAAATCCCTTTTACCGCATCCTCATGGTCTCAACAGACCTCACCTTTTGGGTCAAGCAATATCAATGACCTTACACACAATGGAACTTTATTTGTTGCTGTTGGCAATGATGGAAAACTTGCTACATCAACAAATGCTACTTCTTGGACTCTAAGAACTTCTTCTTTTGGAATTACTGGAATCCAGTCTGTGGCATATGTAAATAATATCCACTTGGCTGGAGGTAACTCTGGAAAGATTGCTTTTTCAACCAACGGGCTTGTTTGGACTCAAAGAACATCTCCTTTTGGAACAAGTGCAGTTTCTGGATTTGCCTACTCTTCAGGTGCTGGACTATATGTTGCAGTAGGAGCAGACGGAAAATTAGCAACATCTACTGACACAATAACTTGGACACTGAGAAGTTCTTCATTTGGTACATCTTTTATTCAAGACATAACTGCTACAAACAGTTTATATGTGGCTGTCGGTAACTCAGGAAAACTAGCAACATCTACAGATGGCCTAGTGTGGACTCAAAGAGTCTCATCTTTTGGTGCTTCAAATATCTATTCTGTAGTTCGTGGTGGTTCAGTTTATGTAGCAACGGGTCAGAACGGAAAACTTGCAACTTCTGAGAACGGAACAGATTGGACTTTACAGACTTCTTCATTTGGAACATCAGATATTTTAGATGTTTCGTATAACTCAGATTCTTATGTTGCCTGCGGTAACTCTGGAACACTTGCCACATCTTTTAATGGCTCTGGTTGGACCCAAAGAAGTTCTTCTTTTGGAACAACAAATATTAATGCAGTTGTAAAACTTGCTAATAGCGCAGTTGCTGTTGGTAATGCTGGAAAAATTGCGTTAGCGACGGCATAGGAGAGAGATGTTGTATACATACGAAATCACAGACAATCCACCAATGTGTAGAATTATCTTTGATGGTCAGGATTATGATGTTTCTGGTCCTTGGGAATCTGTCGAATCAGCCGAAAACTGGGCAACTGAGTTTGTTGCTAAGTTAAATAGTGAGTTGGAGTAAAAATGTCTGCTATTGACTTTCCAAATTCACCTGCTGTAGATGATGTATTTAGCGCTGGCGGAAACGTTTGGCGATGGACAGGCACTGTCTGGCAAGTTGTTCGTGTAACACCTACAGGTCCTACTGGTCCAACTGGTGCAACTGGTGCAACTGGTCCAACTGGTGCGACTGCTGCGACTGGTGCGACTGGCGCAACTGGTAGTACAGGGCCAACTGGAAATACGGGGCCGACTGGTGAGACAGGATTAACAGGAGATACTGGCCCAACAGGAGACACAGGACCTACGGGAGTTACTGGTCCTACAGGTGCAACTGGTGCTACTGGCGCCGCATCAACTGTTACAGGTCCAACAGGAGCAACTGGTGATACAGGTCCTACTGGTGCAACAGGAGCACCAGGAACATCAGTAACAATTCTTGGACAATACGCAGATTTAGCAGCCTTACAAGCAGCACAACCAACTGGAAGTCCAGGAGATTCGTACTTAGTTGAATCTGGCGACCTTTATGTGTGGTCTGCGAACACATCACAGTGGGTAGATGTTGGTAATATTGAGGGACCTACTGGTCCAACTGGTACTGCGGGTGTAACAGGACCTACAGGCCCTGCTGGGTCTGCTTCAGATGCTGGTCTTGCAATTTCATGGTGGTTAGGAGTCTAATATGGCTGCAATTGAACGTTTAGCAATTGTCAATCCTTCGGCTAATACCGCCAATGCTGCTTTCACAAGTGATAGCACTTTTCTTATTTCTGTTATTGCAACAAATAAATCAAATACAGATAACGCTCTTATCTCTGTTTGGGTCTCACCTTTAGGTTCTGACACAGAAAGTGGTCGTGGCTATGTTGCCTACAACCTGCCACTTACTATTTCTAATACTTATGAGACTATTCGCTTTCCTGTTATTAGCACAGATGTTATTCGTGTTCAGGCGAGCACTGCAAATGTTTCCTTCATAGTTGCTGGTATTGACCAGTTAGATGTATAGGGTAGGTAAAAATGCCAGGATACGCTAGACAAACAAACACAGACACCAGTGGGATTCTTGCCACAACTACGGTGCGAAATGTGGGAGATTCGGAGCAATTACTTTATACCGCTACAAAGAAGTCCGAAGTCACCGCAATTCAGGTAGCCAACCGTACAGGTGGGATTTTGCCTGTCTCTGTCTATGCTAAAAGAACAGTTACCGCATCAGTAAGCAATAAGGCCCTGACCTCTAACGTAGCAACTTTGACCACCTCCGCAGCCCACGGGCTTTTTGAGGGAGATAGCGTTGTAGTTTCTAGCGTAGATGCGACTTTCAATGGCACTTACACCATCACAGCAGTACCAACTCCTACTACTTTTAGATATGCCAAGACAGCATCCAATGTTTCTGCTACCGCAGTAAGCCCTGTCGGAACTGTAACAAATTCAGCGGCAACTTTTTATCTAGTCAAAGACCTTAGAGTTGATAATGGAGGCAGAGCAAGCATCATCGACTACCCATTTTCAATAGTTGCATCTGACCGTTTATATGCTATTTCAGGAGTAGAAAACGCCTTTGATGTGATACTATCTATCCAGGAAGGTGTAGACTAATATGGCTGATGACGTTCCAAGCATTGACGACATTGCGAATAAGACCTTTTACGGTTTTAAGTACAATGTTGATACTGCTCGTTTAACTGTAGAAAAAATCAATGATGGAAGCCCAGTTCGTCTACCAAACGCTGAGTTTATAAGAGAAGATGATTATAAGCATTGGCTCTGGACTCGCAATACTTTAGGTTTTGATTGGAACTCAAACGAAAAAACTCGCCTACTGTTGGAGGTAGTGTAATATGACACAGATTATCGATCTGGGAAAACTTCGCTTTTATTGGGCGGGAGAATATAACTCAGCAACCGTTTACGAAGTAAACGATATTGTCAAGTATGGCGGTAACGTCTACATCTACACCTACACACTAGCAGAAGCAGCACACACTCCAACAGACACTAACTACTGGGCACTGATGATTTCAGGCCTCAAGTTTGAGGGCGAATACGCAAACGGAACTACCTATCAGGTAGGAGACGGCGTTGCATACGGCGGTATTGTTTATATTGCTGTTGCTGACACAACTGGCAACCCTCCACCAAATGCTACATATTGGTCACAGTTTGCAGATGGTATTCAGTACGAAGGAAGTTATTCAGGGGCTACTGCCTATCAGATGAATGACATTGTTACCTATGGTGGCAAGTCTTATATTGCTAAACAACTTTCAACAGGAAACGTACCAACAAATGCTACCTACTGGGACATTCTTACAGAGGGTATCCGTGGTTTAGGAAACTACGCTAACGGCACAACATATCTTCCTGGCGATGTTGTTTCATATGGTGGAAACGTCTACATTAACATTCTAACTAGCACTGGAAACATACCAACAAATGCCACTTACTGGAGCCTAATGAACTCTGGTATCAAATTTATTGGTGCCTATAGCGGTGGAACTGCATACAAAATTAATGAACTTGTTACCTATGGAGCAAAACTTTATGTTGCCAAGGGAGCAACAACTGGCAATCTGCCTACCGATGGAACTTATTGGGATCTATTAGTAGATGGTATTAGCGCAGAAGGTGTCTACAACAATGCAACAGCATATGTTCCTGGAGATGTTGTAGCCTATGGCGCAAATCTTTACATTGCTATTGATGAATCAACTGGCAATCTTCCAACGAATGCTACTTATTGGAGTTTGTTTGTTGATTCAATCCAAAGCGTAGGAACTTACGCTAGCGGAACAACATACTACATTGGCGATATCGTCAAGTATGGACCAAATCTTTATATCTGTAAATTACAATCAACTGGCAACGTTCCAACGAATGAAACTTACTTCGATGAGTTTATTGAGTCAGTAGTAAATGCTGGAGCGTGGAGCGACTCAACAACTTATTATGCTGGTGACATCGTTGAATACGGTCCAAACCGCTACGTTGCTCTTCGTCTGACCATTAATGATGCTCCAGATGTATCAGCATCTGATTGGGAAATTTTTACTGAAGGTATAAACCTTCGTGGCGCATGGGCTACATCAACTACTTACTACATCAACGATATTGTTGTTCGTGGTGGTTCAACTTATATTTGTTTACTAAGACACGCTTCTGGAACATTCCAAACAGATTTAGACGCAAGCAAGTGGACTAAGTTTAATGGTGGAGTTCGCTGGCGTGGAGAGTGGGCTAGCAATACTGCTTATCTAAGAGATGACCTTGTCTACAACGGCGTAAGCACATACATTGCTACTGCTGACTTTACATCAGATGCTACTGATTTTGAAAATGACACCGATTGGGATTTGCTCTCACTTGGTGCTGACACACTACCTAACCAAGTAGGAAATGATGGCAAGTTCCTTTCAACAAATGGAACTAGTGCTGTCTGGGCTGATAGTGGAACTTTAGAGTCTCTAACTGTCAATGATGGTGTTGAGGTTTTTGGAGACATTCTTTCTCGTGGAGATGTTTCTATTTCATCTAGAGCAGTTAACGTTTCAACTAGAATTAAAACAAATAACGTAGCAACACTGACAACAGATGAAGCACACTTCTTTGATGCTAGCGACATTGTTGTTATAAGCGGTATGGGCTCTAATTTTGATGGAACTTTTCCTATTTCTACCGTACCAACAGACACTACCTTTACTTACACAAAAGCAGGAGCAAACGTAGGCTCAGGTGCTGCTACTGCTGGAACAACAGCAACTGTAGTTGGTCGATTGCTTACTACAGGAAGTGCTTCTATTGGAGCAGACCTAACAGTTGCAGATGATTTATATGTTGGAACTGGTGCTCAAACATTCGAGACCTCTGCTGGACTGACAGACACAATTGCTGTTGGTGCTGGAAACACTAATGCGTTTGTTCAGTTATCAATCACTAACCTTAGTGATGGCACAGAGGCTTCAGCAGATTTTATTGCCTATGCTGACAACGGAGATAATGACTCTGGTTGGATTGATATGGGTATCACATCAAGCACATTTGATGCTGCAATCTTTGGAATTACAGGAAAGAATGATGGATACGTCTTCATGTCTGCTCCTGCCGCAACCGTATTTGATATTGACAACAAGGCTCTTACAAATAACGTAGCAACCTTAACAACTAGCGAAACTCATAGTTTTGAAGTTGGAGATGTTGTAAGAATTGCAGATGTAGATGCCACATTCAACGGTGACTACACAATTACTGGAGCAACTAGCAATACATTTACCTACGCTAAGACTGCTTCAAACGTGACAAGCGCTGCGGTAAGCCCTGTCGGAACAGCATCACGCTATACAGGTGAAGGTAACTTGGTATTGGCAACTGATGCAAACGGCTCTGCTAACAAGATTATTTTTGCAGCAGGTGGTTTGGAATCTGGTAATGAGCAGATGAGCATTACTCCTGATACTAACGTTCACATTGAAATTGCTACAGCCTCAACAAATGCTACAACTGGTGCTTTGACTGTTGTGGGTGGTATTGGCAGCAACGGTGACGTCTCAATCAACGGAACCTTCCGCTCTGAAGACCCAATCTTTATTGGAACTGGCGCTGAAGACTTTGAGACAAACGGAACGCTGACAGCAGCAATGATGGTTATTAATAACTCTGATAACACTGCTTCAAGTTCATTCTCTCAGATTGCTTTCCGCAATGCTGATGCAACATCTTCAACCGACATGATTGTCTATATGGACAATGGAAATGATACCTATGGCTGGATGGGAATGGGTATCGCAGGTTCTGAGTTTGACGATGCCACATACGGAATCACAGCACCTGGAGATGGGTACATCTTCCATAACGCAATCAACGCCGCCTACACAGGAAATATGGTGTTTGCTACTGGTGGCGAAGGTTCAGAAAATAAAATTATTTTTGCAGCAGGTGGTTTTGACTCTGGTCTAACCCAGATGGAAATTACACCTGGTGTCAACGTACACCTAGAAATTGATACACCTTCAACTAGCCCAACAACTGGTGCGTTTACCGTTGTTGGTGGCGTAGGTATTCAAGGAGACTTGAATATTCAAGGAAATGTTGACATCGAAGGAACTATCGTATTTGGTGGTGCTGGAACAACTGTAGAAACAGCAAACCTTTCAGTTTCTGACCCATTCATCTTCGTAGGTGCTGGAAACCCAGCAGATATTCTTGACCTTGGCTTCTTGGCTGAGCGCTCAATCACAGTATCTGCAATCACAGAAACAGTTACAAACAAGGCTCTTACAAATAACGTAGCAACAATTACAACTACTGGCTCACACACATACCGTGTTGGAGACCGAGTTGTAGTTGCTAGCGTTGACGCTACATTTGATGGAACATACCCAATTACTGCGGTAACTTCAAACACCTTTTCATACGCTAAGACAGCAGCAAACGTTGCTTCTCAGGCTGATACTGGTACAACAAGTGTTGAAAAGCGTCGTGTCTATGACGGTCTTGTTCGTGATACTACAGATAACGTAGTCAAGTTCTTCCAGAACCTTGTAGTAAAGCCAACCTCAACAGTTGACTTTGCTGAGGCTGGAATTACTTATACAGACATCAAGACTGGTGGAATTGCTGCTGAAGAAATTACTGCAACTGGCAACCTAACAATTGCTACAGATAAGTTAGTTGTAAACGCATCAAGTGGTGCTGTAACTATGGCTAACACATTGGCTGTAACTCAAGCAACAACTCTTACTGGTGGCTTTGTCTCTAACGCGGCTTCAAACGTAAATGCTTCTCTAGATGTATCTGGAACAGCGACATTTGCTGGAGACGTTGTTATTACTGGTCGTCTTGATGTTCAAGAGATTCGTGAATATGTCATTGACCGAAACATTGCAACAGTTGCAGCAAACGTATTTACTGCTGACTACAGCATAGGAAATATTTTCTACATCAATACTGCTCCTACTGCTAACTTCACTGTAAACCTGACAAACGCTCCAACAGATAATGGAAGAACAATATCAATTACCTTGGTAACTACACAAGGATCAACTGGATACATACCAAACGCATTCCAAGTTGCTGGTACTCAAACATCTGGTGGAACAAACGGCATCAAATGGGTTGGAGCCGCTGCTCCTACACCAACAAGCAGTGCTGGAAGAATTGACTTGTTCAACTTTACGTTGATTAGAAGAGGTTCTGCTTGGGAAACGCTAGGATCTTCTGTACTAAACTTTGGATAACCTACCTAGGAGTTAAAACAAAAAATGCCATTTTTCAGTATCAGACCTCAGTCAACGTTTAGTGTTCGCTCTAGACGTATTATTGCGCTGACTTTTTTAACTCGTCAGGTCATCACTACTGGATATGTTGCTGCTGGATACAAAGATGGTATTGCGTGGAGAAATGTAAATAAAAACAACCATGCTACAGATGTCTGTACTAACCTAGGAGACCTGCTTCAAGAGGCTGCTAACTATACCTCAGGTGCTCATAATAGAGACAATGCCTTTATGTGGGGAACTGCTGGTACAGGATCTGGTGGTGTAGGTGCATTTACATCAACTTCTTGTTGGAATATGCGCAATGACACAACTCTTACAAAAACTTCTCAGATGAATACTGCTCAAACAGTAGGAGACTCTGCAACAATTATTAATTATGACGCTAACGGAACTGGTACTTTTTCATATCAAACTGGTAATCAAGGTGCTTCTGTTTATCAAAAATTTAACTTAACTACTCAGCAACATCAATCGACTATAGGTACTTCTTTCACTCAGGGTGGCACTGGTGCGGGTGCTCACTTTAGTGAATTGTTTGGGTATTTTTGGGGAGACACTCCTAGCACTGATAAAAGAAAATTTGTTTTTGCTACAGAGACAGAGAGTACTCCTTCACCAAATATTGGCCATCATGGACAACAAAAAGGTCTGATGAGTAAAGTAGGTAAAGGCTATGCTGGAAATGAAGGTTCCTATGGCGAAGGAAACAATTTTAGAATTACTGACTATGCTACTGAAACATTAAGTGGAACCTCCGCTAAGCCTCTTGCAAATCATGGAGAAGAAAACTTCCTTTGTGGGCAAGATAAAGGGTATGCTCTAGGTGTATACGAAAACCCTGGACCAGGCCAAACTAATAACTCATACAAAATTCAATATGCTACTAACGTCGGCACTAATTTAGGCACAGCGGGGCAGCCATCAGGAACAGCCTCTGGAACAGGTGCAAGTGGAACTTGCTGCCCATCAGGTCTCATTGGTGGACGTTCTTCAGGGCACGGTTATTGGAGAGACTAGCGTTTTGTAGTAATAAAATAAAACAGTAGTAGTGCTAGACTACAGACACAAATGACAAAAGAAAGTAGTAAAAATGACTAATAATGAAATTACCCCGCTTCCAATGCCGCTTACTGATGTTTCTAATCTGACAGAAACACAGAGGGACCTTCTTCATCTATCACTACAAACTGACCATGGAACTCCTATGTTCAAAATCCGTCATTTTGTTGGTGATGCTCAAATCACAAGATATGCAAAATATAAGCAACTACTGCTTGAACTTCGGGCAAGAGAAGAAGTAATTGAACAAACTCTAGTCCAACTTGAAAAAAACAAAGCCCACGTTGAAGAGGTAAAAGAGCGTTTGCTTACCACCGAAAGTGAAGCAACTAAAAAATCTCTTATGTGGGATTTAACTAGTCATATCAATGATATTGCTAAAACAGAGAGACGCTTAAAAATGGCTTATACAGAACGAGGCCATTTTCTTACAGCGCTTGAAGAGATGTATCACACTGGGGAAGCATATCTAGAGGATGGAACAGACCTAAAACTTTCTTTAAGTGACCCAGAGTTGGCAGAAAGACTAGAAGCAGAGCATTGGGTCTATCGACTAGGAAAACAAGCAGCGCTAGATTTAATTGCTTATGGTCATATTGGAACTGGAAATTTAGAAGCAATCACAATGCTTGATGAAGAGGCAGCAGCAAAGACTTTGGAAATTGCTATGACCTACTCTCATAGTATGAAAAAAGCGCTGGGAACTATGGAGCAAACAATTATTGAAGCAATAGAGTCTGGCAATATTGGCACTACTTCAATTAAAATTGAAAATCAAAAACTTTCAAAACACTTAGAGATTGAATCAAATGAATGAGTTTTATAAATACTACATTGCTATTCACTTTGAAGATAAAAATGCTTTAGGCAATATTCCACCAATAGGTTGGTGGAATACTAATTATTACATTTATGAAGTAGAAGACCATGTAATATCTAGACTTGACTTACTAAAAGTAAGAGTAGTAAGTATGTCACAGAAAGTTGCTTATGGTTGGAATTTTTGCACTGCTCAGAGAGACCACATAAAAGTCCGTGAAAGTAATCTGTTAGTAATAGAACAAATTGGTGGAAAAGAAAAATTAGAGTTATATAAACCTGAATACTATAAATATTATCTAACAGAAGATGACATAGCAAATGGAGTTGCTTTTGGAAAAATAATGCTAAAAGAGCATTTATATAGAAATTATAAAAATATTTGGTCATATACCAAAGAAAACTACTCGGACATATACTCTGAGTATTTTACCTATGTGTATGGGACAGATGATAAAGAGTTGATTTCCCAAACGGAAAACAAGTTCCCAAAACAAATTGAAGATTACAAAAAATACTATAAAAATCTAAGTGTTCTAGTTGAGGATATGGCTATTTTAGAAAACACTATTGATAGCATAGGGTCAATCGAAGATGTTCACAAAGCACTATATGAAATAGCAATTCGTATAGACTCCTTTCCACAGACAATTTTGGAGAATAGGGAAATAAAAAATGTTTAGTGTGCCTCTCAATCCTAAACTAAGCACAGAAGAAAATACAGATTTTTATATTTTTTTACAAGAATACAAACCGTACATATATGATTTTTATTTTACTTGTAGGATACCTCCATTTACCCAAGACGCTATGGGAGATGTATTTAGTGGGGGAACAGATGACCACGACTATCTTATAAATCTTGCTTTACATATACAAAAAGATTTAGGAATTACCGCTTCTGCTGTATTTAATAATACAGAGGTAAGGCCTTCTCAACAAAATTTAGATTTATTTATTGAGTATTTTAAGCCAGTGTATGAGGCTGGAATTAGATCAGCAACAATACCCCACACCCACTGGGTGGCCACTGGACAAATTCAAAAAGCATTTCCAGATTTGTTTATTAAGAATACAATTCTTCGCAACGTGAGTGAGCCTAGAGATATTGAAAAACTTGCTAAAGCAGGGTTTCACTACATAAATCTAGACCGAGACCTAATGCGTGACCACGAAAAACTTTTGCGTTTTAAGAAGGCTAAAGAGATGTTTGGAGTAAAACTATCGCTTTTAGCCAATGAAGGATGTCTTGGCGGATGCATAATGATGGATGAGCACTATCAATTTAACAACACCAGAGTTGACGGACCTCAATATTTTGCTGACCCCATAAGCAGAGTCTCTTGTATGAAGTGGGACCACGAAGACCAAGCCGTTGCTCTAAAAACAGCAAACTTCCCGCCTTGGCGTGCTGACTGGCAACAGTTTATAGATAAACTTGGCATTGATGTCATAAAGATGCACGGAAGAGAGTCAAAAGTAAGGCTTCGTGAAACTATGAGCATAATTAAAAAATATGCTGATGGTGAAGAGATTCTTTTTGACCATTTTAGTGACTTTATCGAAGAGACAAATCTTGTTGATAGACCCATAAACATATGGAGAAACAAGATTAAAACTTGTAAATTTGACTGCTGGGATTGCGGCTATTGCGACAAAATTGTCAAAGCAAAGTATGGAGACAAAACAAATCCTAAAGTAACAATGGTCACTCAAGGGCTTGTTGATGCTGTCAATGTTGATATTGATATTCCTATAGAAGGGCTCACAAGTAAAAGAGTTCAAGCGCTTCTTAATTATTTAGGTAAAAACTCTAAAACATATTTAGAGGTTGGAACTTATCAAGGGGCAACAGCAGCAGCAACGCTACTAAACAACTCTCTCAAGGCATACCTTATTGATAACTGGAAAGACAACATTCAGCCAGCAGAGGCAGACCTAACTCTGCCAGAAAACAATAAAGATGATTTTGAAATGAATATACAGCCATACCTAAAAGGCAACAATGTGGTAGTTATTGATGAAGACTTGTTTGACGTAGATGTATCAACAATTAAAGATGTTGACCTGTTCTTCTATGACGGACCACACGACCACGTTTCTGTGTCCAAGGCTGTGCAAAAATACGCAACTTGCTTTGCGCCAGGTGCAGTGTTAGTATTTGATGATGCTAATTGGAATGATACATACACAGGTGCCGATGAAGGAATTAAAAAAGCAGGGCTACAAGTGAAATACTCTAAAAAAATAATTAATAAAATTGAGTCAAAACACGACTGGTGGAATGGTCTGTACATAATCGTGCTTAGTTAGCCTTTTATGGTAGTGTGGGCTTGACGGATACGAGCATAAGTATAAGACCGTTGGGCTACAGGTCTCCCACCTGCAAAAAAGGAAACAATAACAATGGAGTTTACATCTTCATTAATAACGAATAACCAGCAGTATTTAGTATTACTGGCAGCAGTTATGGCTTTGTCATTTGCTGCTAAAAAGACTCAAGTGTTTTTGCCTTTCTACTCATGGATTGCAAGAACTGTTAAGTCAAAAAGAGCAGTAGTTGCTCTTATTTCACTAGCATCTGGTGTATTACCTATCTCAGGTCGTGTAGCGGTCTCAGCGGGTGCGCTAGACACTATCGCACCAGAGGACACTAAGAAGCGTAAAAACTACGGAATCATCGACTACCTATCTACGCATCACTTTTATTTTTGGTCTCCTTTAGAGGCCACAGTCCTTGTTCCTATGGCAGTTCTAGGTCTTAGTTATGGCGAATTTTTAAGTAAAATTTGGCCTCTACTGGCGACTGCAATCGTCATCATTCTTTGGTACATTTTTAAGGTGCTTAAAGAAGATGACATTGACATTGTAATCCCAACTAAGCCACTAAAGAAAAAACAAAAAGAGGCTTGGCAGATTGAAGCGGACTCAAAGCGTGATCGTCGTCAAGTAGTTGATTACTCAAAGACCATTATCTTTACTTTTTTTGTAATCATTCTTGGTAATATTGTTAAGGCTAATTTTGATGCTATCGAAGCGTGGGTAAAATCTGCTAACGAAAGCAACCTAATTATTCTTGTTGCTTTTGTAGGGTTCCTAGCCAGTTTTGCCTTAGGAAGCAGCGGTAAGTTTGCAGGATTTGTAGGACTGTCAACAAGCGTATTTGGGCCAGCAACATTGCCTTTGTTCTTCGCTGTGGATTATGCAGGATATATGCTTTCTCCCACACACAAGTGTTTAGTTGTGGGAAAAAGTTATTTTAAGACTCCGCTTAAGGACTACTACAAAGCAATTCTTTCTCTAGTTATTCCTCTTATTTTAGTTGGAATTATCCTCTACTACGGTGGAACCCTTTGAAAAAAATAAAGTTTATGGCGGGGTCTCACGACTCCGCCATAAAACTTACCCCTCCAGCCCCAGCCAAGACTTTTGTACCTGATTGGTATAGAAAAGCCGAAAGATTTATTGGTGGCAAGATGGACTTAATCGAGTCTGGAATCAACAAAGACTTAAAACTATGTGTTCCATTTTTAGATGCCTTAACAAGCGGATACTGCATTGAGTTACCTTGCGACATATACGTAAAAAGAGACAGCAATGGAATAAATTTTTATTGGCATGAAGAGCCTATGCCTATAAATTTAAGGTCAAAAAACATGGCAACAACATTGCCTAGACCCTCTGGCCATGAAGAGTCTTTATACGCATGGAAATCTCAATGGGCTGTTATAACCCCACCTGGATATAGTGCAATTTTTACTCATCCTCTAAATAGGTTTGATTTGCCATTTACAACCACCTCAGGGGTTGTTGACAGCGACAAATATTTTTCTTCAGGAGAAATACCTTTCTTCTTAAAAGATGGATTTGAGGGAGTGATACCAGCGGGCACACCGATTGTTCAAATAATTCCTATTAGAAGAGAGCCTTGGGAGCACGAAATTCTTCCGTACAACGAAGAGTTTCTTTCTAGAAATAGATACTCTATACAAAAACTTTTATATGGAGGATATAAAAAGTTTTTATGGCAAAAGAAGGAATATAAATGAGTAAAAACAACAGCCTTTGGAGTAATTTTATACAAAAATTTGAAGTAAATCCTTTAACTTTGCTGGACAAAAACGAGCCTAGAGTTTCTCCAGAAGTAGCAGAAGAAAGACTAGGCATTTGCGAACAATGCAAGCACTACATAAAAATTACACATCAGTGTCGTAAATGTTTTTGCTTTATGCCAGCAAAAGTTATTATTTCAAGAGCAAGTTGTCCTATTTCTAAGTGGGAAGGTAGTCTATAAATGAAAGTGGCAGTGTATACAATCGCTCTTAACGAAGAGCAGTTTGTCGAGAGATGGTATAACTCGGTAAAAGACGAAGCAGACTATTTGCTTATCGCTGATACAGGCTCAACGGATGGCACAGTGGAGAAAGCCAGAGCGTTAGGTATCAATGTTGTTTCTATTTGGGTAAAGCCTTGGCGCTTTGATCAAGGCAGAAACGCATCTTTGGCTTTAGTTCCACCAGATATGGATTACTGCGTCCCGCTAGATATGGATGAGATTATGCTTCCAGGTTGGCGTGCTGAACTTGAAAAAGCATTTGAAGCAGGGGCAACTCGTCCACGTTACAACTACATCTGGAATTGGAATGATGATGGAACTCCAGGTCTCACCTTTGGTGGAGACAAGATTCACGCACGTCAAGGATATTTTTGGAAGCATCCTGTACATGAAATTTTAACTACAGATAGATTAAAAGAGGTTCAACATTGGACTGGTGCAACTATGGAGCATCACGCAGATAATACTAAATCTCGTGGACAGTATTTAGGGTTGCTCAAAGCATCGGTAGATGAAGGTCCTACAGATGATAGGAATGCTTTTTATTACGCTAGAGAATTATTTTTCTACAACAAATATGTAGAAGCAACAGCAGAGTTCAAACGTCATCTATCTTTACCTAATGCCAGATGGGCACCAGAGCGTGCTGCATCTATGCGCTACTTAGGCAAGATAAATAAAGAAGAGGCGGAGTTGTGGTTTACCTTAGCGGTAAGAGAAGCACCAGGCAGACGTGAGCCGCATATTGATTTGGCTAAACACTACTACGGCACTAGTGACTGGAAACTTTGCTATGAGCACGCAAATATTGCTTTAGCAATAAAAGAAAAACCTTTAGAGTATCTCTGCGAGGCCGAAGCGTGGGGATTTACTCCGTATGATTTAGCATCGATATCTGCTTACAATTTGGGAATGTACAAAGAGGCGTATGAAAACGCTGTAAAGGCCCTTGAACTAGGGCCTGAAAAAGATAAAGAAAGACTAAAAGCAAACCTATCCTTCTGTGAGGCAAAACTAAATGACAACTAATGACTATCCAAACTGGTTTACTACTAATGGTGCTTCTCAAAACTTTGCATCTCAACTGTATAAGTTCAAAGATGTGAAAGTAGATTTTCTTCAACTAGGAGCCTACACAGGGGATGCCACCAAGTGGCTCTTTGAGAATGTTCTTACCCACCCAGAATCAACTTTGACAGATGTTGATACTTGGGAAGGCTCTAACGAAGAAGAGCATAAGGAGATGAACTGGCAAAGCGTCGAGTCTATCTATGACGAGAAGAATTCTCAGTGGCTATCTGAGTCAAGATTATTTAAGAAGAAAATGACTACAGATGAGTTTTTTGCATCCAACAACAAACAATTTGACTTTGTTTATGTAGATGCTGACCATACCGCAATGGCTGTTCTGAAAGATGGAATTCATGGGTATGACTGTCTAAAAGTAAATGGAATTCTTGCTTTTGATGATTACAGATGGGGCGCTCATCTACCAGTAAAAGATAGACCTCAGGCTGGTGTAGATGCTTTTAGAGTCGCTCATTGGAACAAGACATCGCTCCTTGAGGCTAATCAACAGGTTTGGTTGAAGAAGATTTCTTAGCCTTACGATTTTTCTTTAGTTTTTCCTTTTGTTGTTTGGCGAGTTTTTCTGCTCGCTCAGTCTTATATGCTTCAACAGCATTGGCACTAGTACGACTGCGCCAAGCAAATCCACACTCAGTGCAGGTAACAATCTTTGCTGTAGTCCAACGACCAGTTGTATCAAGTTGAGCAATAGAAGTTTCTAGTTTGTTTGGTCGCGCTGTGCAGTACGGACAATTTGGGAACCTGCGTCGTCTAGTTTCTTCTCCAAGATATGAGACAGAAAGAGTTCTACGAATTTCAACTTCATCTTTTCCTCCCCAGATTCCCCAGATTTGACGATGCTCAAGAGCCCACTGAAGGCACTGTGATCTCACAGGGCAGGAGAAGCAGAGGTTCTTAGCCGTATATTTTTGGGAGAAATCTTGGGAGAAAAAGTGGTCTATGTATGTTCTATTTTCTGGGAGAGCGCATAAGGCGTTACGTTGCCACTCTAAGTTGTTTACAGGTTTCCACACATATAGAACTCTACACTAATAGTCTATAAAACTATCGACTAAACACACTATTATTTATTTGTCTATTTCAGCCCAAGTTACTGGCTGTATGTTTTCCAATATATCACCATAATCACTTTCTCCAAATTCATCACAGGCAATAAGTTCAAAATCAGCCTCTAAGACTCCAGCCCACCCACTACTAACAATTCCCTTTTCTACAGCCTTGAAAGCGTCTCCTAGGCCGTCACAGACCCCATCTCGTTGAAGGGCAGAGGCTAAGGCACGTTTGACTAACTCGTTTTCAATATCAATATGATCTATCGTGTAATACACAATTGACTCAGGGTTTTGAAAAGAATAGCCAGAGCCATCCCACTCAATCCATAACTCTTGTCCTGGTCTTGCGTCTTTTGCCACTAGCGTCCCTACTATTCGTCGTCTATAACATTGTCAAAATTAAACTCAAAATTCTTTGATGAATCTTCATCAAAAAAGTAAACCGTTTGTGGGTCTACTAGTGTATATATTCCAGCAATAGTAACTGTCCCACACATACAGCAGATTTCTACAGACCCGTGATTTATAATCTCTGGGCTATCTACTCCCACTAACTTCATTAGAATACTTCCAGATTCGTTCATACTCTCTGGCTCCCAGCGGGCGTGCTCGTCTAGCCAGCACATTTCGCACATTGCCATAGGTACTTGAACAGGTTCGGCTGCCATAGAACAATTCTAGTTCCTTTTAGTATCCTAGATTTGCTGCCACGCCATCAACATTTATACCTTTACGCCTTCTAATGACATTTCTTTCCTGAGGCGTAAGACCACCCCAAAAGCCAAAAGATTCGTGCTTTATGGCCCAATCAGCGCATTCGGTTGAGTGAATACACGACTTACATATTTGCTTCGCTACAGTGTAGTCTCCAACAGAGACAACAACAGACCTGTCATCTTTGTCTTCTAAGTAGAAGAACTCGACTCCAACTTCAGCGCACAACGGTTGATTAAAAGTCCAAGGCTCTTTAGCCACGAAATACCTTCCCCAAGCATTCGATTACTTATTTTTGTTTTCAAGCGCTCCTACTTCGTAGCCACAACCTGCGTAGCCAGCAATATCAATCCATGTGTCTGGTTGATATCCAGATTTAGATGCATAGCGGGCAACCTTTAGCCCAACCATCATCATTGCTACATCTTCATTGCTTATGGGGATTCCTAGAATTACAGACCAAATCTTTGCTGTTCTATCAAAATTATCCTCTGGTGCTCCATACTGCTTATTGCGGTCACTAGAAATAATCTTTGCTGCTTCTCTGAGGGCCTCGACCCGCAGAGAGTTTTGCTCTGGAACTGAACTATCTGTTGTCATCTTTTATCCTTGCTATAACTTCTACTTGGTAACTTTTACTTTTTTCTGCGTCAGTAACAGTTGTTTCATAGTTGACATACCTTAGCGGGTCTTCAGAGTCGTTGTCCACAAATGCTGAAATCTTCTCTGTAATTGTGTTTAGTATTTCTTCCTTATTGTCAGCAAGAAAACCAAACTTGTAAGTAATAGATTTCATTGCTAGACCAGTTTCTCTAAGTTCTCTGGCTTGAAGTGTGCTCCATCTATAACAGGGGTCTTTCCATCATTTGTTTTTACAATTATGTCTCCGTATCGAACACCAACAACTCTGCCTCTACGGCCATTCATTGCTGATTTTCCAGAGTCTTCATCAAAAGCGTTGTACATAACTCGGACAGTATCAGCAACTTTAATTGCCCCCGCTTGAGCCTTTACCCACTTTTCGTTTTTATCTTCTTGTACTAGAGCATGACCTAGAGCAAGTTTTCCAAAAATATCAACAATATCTTTAGAGTTGTTTACTTTCATAGACTTGTTCTTTTCTTTAATCTGTTCCCAGACTTCTAATAATTTGAGTACAGAGTCGCCTACAGCCTTTTTAGTTTTGTTCTGAGTAAGTTGTTCTTTTACCCAGTCCATATCTGCGTCGGACATTTTTCCTCCTTTTAGATTGTGTATGTTTTTTGGAGCAATACATTGCCCAAATTTTCCTTGACCTTAGACCAAGAAGGCAATGTTTCTATGTATAACTCTTTCTGCCGTCTTGCTAGTTCAAGTCTTTTTTCTGGCGTTAGTTCCTCTATTGCGGCAGGAAGTATTGACCACTCACTACCTAGATGAACTGTCTGACGCCAGTCAGTAGCCACAGGGACGCCCACAAAGAGCGCCTGAGACAGGCTAGGGAGCCACCAAGGGTTTCCATCTTTGTAGACCGAGATAAGGGCTCCAATGGAGTTATCTAAGCGTTCTAAGATGTCTTCGTTTGCTTCCCACTTACTTTGTCTGTAATTTACTACAGGCTTAGTAATATTCTCAAATGTCCTCAGCGCCCACTTACTCTTTTGGCTGTCTGAGCACCAATAATCTCCATCAACTAATTTAGTTCTGTAGCGTTGAATTTCTAAAAGCACAGAATCTGGAGCAACTAGAAACAACTTATTGTTGTCTATGGTTGGTATGTATTTAGAAATAACCTCTGGCTTAGACCAAGGGTAAGCAGGAATAATAGTCTTTGGCCAAGCCCCTGTGAATAACTTAGTAAGTCCAGAAAAGATATTGGCATAATTTTCTTGCTCTAAAGCCTGATTGTATTCACGCTTTTTTGAATAAAAAGGTTTTACTAAAGATTGTGGGTTGAGGTATATCTCTCTAAGTCCAGCGTAAATTTTATGTGGGTCAGGGGTGTCTACAAATAAAGAAAGGTTGCCTAACTCCGATGCGTGTTTAATGACGGACAATGCGCCATAAATTCTGTGTGAGGTTACGTTTGTTGGTGAAGAAACGCCAACTATTACTGAGTCAAACTGGGACAAATATTCTTTATCAAACGCTACTGATGGGCTATCCCAAACAACTTCACAGCCCAACTCCGTGAGAGCCATATTTATAATTCCAGCAAAGGAAGGTGTTTTTTCATTAGAGTATGTAGATGCGTGTGATGCTGTGCATCCAGTAAGAAATACTTTCATTGAACCTTCCTTTATTTAAGGATTATTAGGTGCTGGACTTACTTCCCCGAAAGAACAGCACCTAATAACCACATTTATTTATTTAGAACGGCGCTTGCGGTGCTGCTGCAATTGGCGCTGGAGCAGGT